ATACCTTGAACTCAATCAAAACTACGAGCTGACCGACAGCATTAAAGACTTTGATAAAGGCGTTTTTTACTACGAGTTCAGATGCACTTTATCCAACGACGAAGTATTCTGCTCGGGAGTCGGTTGCTGTAATACCATGGAGTCAAAATACTCCAAACAGAACGCATACACTCTCGCAAATACTATTCTCAAAATGGCACGAAAACGAGCCATGATTGATGCAACACTGTCAGCATCTGGTCTTTCCGACATGTTCACCCAGGATGTTGAAGACCTGGACGTTGAATGCTTCGAGGAAAAACCCAAAGTTTACAACGCACCTGCACCCAAACCAAGCAGAAACCCAAAAACAGCCAAGGAAACAGAAGCTCCGCCCGATAATGAGTGGTTCGATAGTATCGTGGCTGAAAGCGAAACACAATGCGTTACATGCAGTGATTGCGGGGTAGAGCTGACCGATAAAGTCGCAAAATACTCAACCGAGAAACTTGGAAAGCCACTCTGCTACAAATGCCAGAAAGAGAAATGTGGTAAATAATATGGCATTACCAATTAACGAAATTAAAGCCATCAAGCAGTTTTGTATTGATCAATACGACTGCGGTGACTGCCCTTTCCGAAAAGGAGTCAAACGCTCCGATCTATCATGCTACATAGGTTATCCAAACTGCTGGAACCTGGATGCTTGGGAAGAGGTATTCCATCGCAAGAACGGAAGTCAAAATGGGTAACGTTTATTATTGGTTGAAATTGAAACACGACTTTTTCGATAGCAAGCGTATCAAGAAGCTCCGAAGGTTAGATGGTGGAGATACTAATATTATCATCTATCTCAAGATGCAGTTGTTAGCACTCAAAAACGAAGGAATTCTTACCTATACGGGACTCGAGGATACTTTCGCAGAAGAAATTGCACTCGATATAAACGAGGACGCTGAAAACGTCCAGGCAACTATTAACTACCTGTTAAGAACCGGTTTGATGACTACATCAGACGACATAGAATTTGAACTTCCTTATGTAGTCGATAATACAGGATCGGAAACACAGGATGCCATCCGCGCAAAACGCTGGAGAGAGTCAAAAAAGGATACAGAAAATCAATCTTTAGGCACAAAAGCGTTACAAATGAACAAAAACGAACGCGAAGCGAACGCTTATCGAACGGAAGCGAACAAAAACGAACAAAAAACGAACGTAGAGATAGAGATAGAGAAAGAGATAGAGATAGAGATAGATAATATATCCCCCTATATCCCCCAAGGGATAGAAACCGACATTAAAAAAGAAAATTCTTTTTCTTTAGGGAACGAACCCAAAGAAGAAAAAGAAAATAAAAAAGAAAAAGAGAAAGAACTAAAGCAAGGGTTTGCAGAGTTTTGGAAAATTTATCCAAAGAAAATAGGCAAAGCGTCCGCTGAAAAGACCTGGCTGAAAATAAAACCCAGCGCGGAATTAGTACAGACCATTTTAGATGCGGTTCAGACCAACATAAACGGCAATCAGCAATGGATAAAAGACAAAGGGCAATTTATACCATACCCCGCCACCTGGTTGAACCGAAAGCAATGGAACGACGAAATCGCACCCGTTAACCTTTATCAAGCAAAAAAGAATGAGCGGGAAAAATACAACGACATGGAGGGTTGCATCCTTGCGTAGTGTTGGAGATCAGAAAAAAGACTCACTAAATTTTGAACCGCATTACATCATCCTGAAGCTTCCAGAATACACCAGGGTTGAAAAGCTCGAGTTCAAAACAGAACAAGAAGCGGTTCGATGGATAAAAAGGCAATATAAAAACATTCAAGTCACTTTCAGTCGACAGGACCAATTCGCTTATGCAAAAGTGACTCCAATGTACACAGAGGAAATACGATGTATGAAGAGCTAAAAACAACCGATGACGTCCGAGCAATGGCAAGCGATACAACGCTTAACTCCTGGGTGAATCCTGAACTGGCAGAAGACGAGAAATACAGACTTAATTTCATATTCGGCGAGAAAAACAAACGCGCCGATTTCAGAGACGACGACGGACACAATAAAACAGCTTCAAACATACTGAAATCTTGGTGTATGCACTACAAAGAAATGCTGGATAACCGAGTCGGCATCATACTCCGAGGAAATGTTGGAACGGGTAAATCATTTTATGCATCATGCATAGCAAAATACATTATGTGCCAGCGAAAGTCCTGCATGGTTGCAACTATCCCTTACTTGATCAACAGAAAACTCAATGGCAACAGCGACTATAAAGAAGCTTGGGAATGGAATTTTGCAAGAGAATGCCCAGTGCTGGTAATAGACGATTTTGGTGTCGAACGAATATCTGAATTCGTATTAGAGCAGACCTACGACCTTATCGAAGCACGAAACCAACTTGTAAATGGAGTGACTATTATAACCACCAACCTGTTAAAAGAGGATATGGATAATATCGCTAAAAAAGGCGACATGATGCAGGACCGAATTATTAGTCGAATTAACGAACTTTGTCCGATAGACATCTTGCTACTTGGCGAGGATAACCGAAAGAACAACGCTTCGATTTTAAAGAAAATATACACTCCAATTCTTACTCAAGGAGTTAACTAATGTGGGAAAAGAACGAATTCGATGAAGCAAAAGCACAGGTCGAGAAAGAACTGGACGGTGCAGTTTTCTGTGCTATTGGTGCACCTAAATATGACAAATTGCAGAAGTTAGATGGTTCTACAACCATCTGCTTCGAGCATTATATGGACGATATCGCGATCATTAAAGGCTCTATTACCAGAGGCGAACGCGTAAACGTTAAATGGCACGAGGACGGCATCTGCGATTATTTAACTCTTGACGAAATAAAAGAACAGGTCGGAAAAGGCGGTTTGATAAATATCATAATCAACTCGATGCACGACGGATATATATTCACTTACGGAAATCATGGACACGATTGGGAAGTAACTGGCTTTTTAGCCGGTTACGCATAAGGAGGAAATATGTTAGGATCGACTTATATCAAAGTTAACCGTTTCGATGAATTCGGAGATTATATACAGACCTACGATAAAGCCATCTGCGATACAATGGAGGACTCTATTGCATTGGTAACTTATGATGGTGGCATTATCATAATTGACCAGGACACAGGCTACATGTTGGCAAACGCGCCAACTATCAGCAAAGCTCGACAAAAAGTACGAAGTCAGAAATTTCAGGACGCATTATTCGAAGCTCGATGCGATAAAGAATATGACCTGAAAATTAAAGAACTGCGAGATTACCGAAGTGCGCAAGATGATTAAATTCTACGATGACCAGGAAGGCGTACTTATCAAAATGGCAGAAAAGTGCGAAAGGACCAATAAATCTTTATTTTCACTGGAAGACGACCTTAAAATAATCGATCTATATTGCCACAGCAACTTGGGATGGACAGATATCGGAAATATTGTGAACCACCCAGCGCGATCATGCAGATACCGCATCAGCCTTTTTGCTAAACAAGGAAAACTAAATAGACGCGTTCATAAAGAAGTAAACCCTGCGTTCTTTAGTGAAAATGCTTGTGGACATCCTGATAAATGCTTTGAGTGTCCTTTCCCAGCATGTGTATTTGATGGCTACCACCCAAACCAAGAAAAAACTAATATTCGAACTGGCAATTGGGATAAGAAAGAAACCTTGAAACTGAAACGTTTGTATAAACTTTATACACCTGAAGTTTTAGCAAACATTATGAACAGAAAGGTTGATGACGTTAAACTGCATCTTATTCAATTCTATGGACATTAAACTCGCGACTTTTAAATATGGCGATCAATGCTGTGAAAAATGTGAACGATATGAAAACAGCCTTTGCAGAGTCTGGAATATTATCGTAGAACTAGACTGGTGGTGTATTAACTACCAAGCAATGGCAAACAAAAGAGCATAGAATAAAATCGATTGTGGTAGTGCGAAAGCACGAAGACAATGGTGCAGATTATCATCGGGGGTCTGTACCTTTTGTCGTTTTTACGCCTAATTCAATTCAAAATCTGCGGTGGCAAGATAAATTTAATATTATTAAATCATACTTAATAATACGCAGGGAATTATCATGAACATAAACGCTAATTTATCAGAAACAGCACTTCAAAGATACGGAAGCTCAAAGCAATTATTTAAGGCGGTCGAGGAAGTTTCCGAATATCAGGTCGCTCTTATTCACTTTCAAGATAAAAAATGCAATATCAAAGACGTGGCAGAAGAAATGGCCGACGTTCTTATTACCATGAAGCAAATGCAGTTATTAGTCGGCATCAGCGACGAGATGTTACAGCGAAATATCGACTACAAAGAAGCAAGACTCGCGGGCAAATTGAAATAAACAAACGAACGGAAATGAAATGCAACTCACTATATTTGACGGAACTGAACCATTAAAAATAAAAACACCAATACGATTGATCGAATTATTCGGTGGTATTGGCGCACAAGCAAAAGCACTCACAAGACTTGGTGTAAATTTTGAACATTACAGAATGTGTGATTTCGATAAATATGCAGTTGATAGTTATAACTCTGTACATGGGACAAGCTTTAAACCTTCTGATATTACAGAAGTAAAAGCAAGTGATTTAGGCATTGTTGATACTGATAAGTATACATACATAATGACTTACAGCTTCCCATGTACAGATTTATCTTTAGCTGGTAATGTAAGGGAATGAAAAAAGGAAGTGGAACCAGGAGTGGTTTATTGTGGGAGGTTGAACGACTACTTAATGAATGCAAAGAACTGCCACAGATATTACTTATGGAAAATGTACCACAGGTTATAAGTAAAAATAATCTACCTGATTTTGCAGATTGGATAGCATTTCTAGACTCGAAAGGATACACATCTAAATACCAGATACTAAATGCTAAAAACTATGGAGTACCACAGAACAGAGAACGTTGTTATATGCTTTCATGGCTTGATAAGAATAAGTTTTATACATTCCCTGAAGCAATAACCTTAGATAAACGATTGAAAGATATGCTTGAAGATAATGTTGATGAAAAGTATTACTTATCAAGTCAAATTTTGAATTATTTCACCAAACATTCGGAAGATATGAAAGAAAAAGGGAATGGGTTTAGATTTATCCCGACAGATGGCAATTGTGTATCACGAGCAATTACGACAAGAGCCGGGGGAAGAATGGATGATAATTTCATTAAAGTTACTCAAGAACCACAAGTGATTATTGCAGGTGAATTAACCGGTGATAAATGGGAACGTACATATAAGCAAAATAGACGAGTTATGGATGCTGATGGAATATCACATACTATTTTAACAAAAGGTGGCGGTAATCAAGAACCTAAGGTTAAAGTTGTATTAAGAAACAACCAATATGAAATAAACGATGCTCCATGTGCAATAGATGAGCAAAACAAGAAAGTTCGCACAGATGGATGCGTTGGAACAATTGTTACAGATGGTTCTTCTCCTTGTCACAACAACAGAGTTTTTGATGAAAATTACAGAGTAAGAAAGCTGACACCCAAAGAATGTTGGCGTTTGATGGGTTTTGATGATGATGATTTTGATAAAGCAGAAAAAATTAATTCAAACACTCAATTATACAAACAAGCAGGAAATTCTATCGTTGTTGATGTTCTTATGGCTATATTTGGACAGATGGTTAACCAAGATGAATAGATACGAATTAACAATTCCATACGAACTACCAGATTTAAATACTTATAACAAAGTTTCTCGTTCAAAGATTGGTTATCGACTGGCCAATGCCATGAAACAGGAAGCACAGACAAATATCGGATACTTCGTAACAGCGCCCAAAGAAAAGCTGGAAACGCCAGTTGACGTTGAGTGTATCTGGTATTGTAAAAACGCCAAGAAAGACCCTGATAACCGAGCATTTGCCATTAAATTCATATTAGACACATTGGTATTAAAAGGCGTTCTTGAAAACGACGGAATGAAGCAAATAAAAAGCATATCTCACCAATTCGAACTAGCTGATGCAGACGGAGTAAAAATCACTTTAAGGAGTGTAAAAAATGCTGATAGAAGCCATTAAAAACGGGGTTAGTCTATTTATAGCATTAATGACAATAGTCGCCTGTGGTTTCGTTGTGTTGGTTCTCGGATACGAAATCATAAGACTTTTGAATTATATAAACGATAAAAGGAGTGAAAAAAATGGAAAACCAGGAATATAACAACGAGTTTAATAAGTTCTGCCCTTACACAATGGTTAATTGCAGACGAGATTGCGTTTGTTGTGAATGGTCAGACAACGTTTATGGTTATGTATGCAAGCATAACGCCATTGAAAACGTAATCATTAAAAAGAAATTAGAGAACAAATAATGAAAAAAGAACTGAAAACTTTACCAATAAACGATATACATCCTTATGCCAACAACCCAAGACTCAATGATAATGCGTTTTTTGTTTTCTTCCATTTCCGTTCCCTTTTCATGTACTGAAATTATTATAAGTGAAACGAAAGACAAAATAATAGAGTGCAAGCGGTGGCAATTCAACCATACTAAAATATTAACAAATCGTTCTGTGCATTTTAGCGATTGGAAATACGAAAAATTAAAAAAGAAAAAAACTTGTGGACACTTGCACAGATAAACTCCTGACTTAAAAACCAGGAGTTTTTTATTGTTATAACGCTCCAAAATGCCTAAACAGCCGATTAAATCATTAAATCGACTAAACCTTTAACCTTTAATAACAACACTATTAAATGCGCGCATAGATTTTGACATGGCAATTCAATGCTGTAAGAATAAATTCATAACTAGTAATACGCAAATAATACGCAGAGAATAAAATGCCTAAAAAACTTAAAATCACAGAAAAACAAATCATAGAAGCTGTTAAAGGTTCACACGGATATATTTCCCAGATTGCTAAACGTTGCGGTTGTTCCCGCGACTATATATACACCTGCCTTAAAAAGAGCGAGGCTATACAGAAAGCCATCGATGACGAAAATGAAACCTTTAAAGATTGGGTAGAGTCAAAGCTCGTTGAGAAAATCAACGAAGGCGACACCCAGGTGACTATCTTTGTTGCACGAACCAAACTCCGCGATAGAGGTTACTCCGATAAGTTCGAACTTACAGGAGCCAATAATACACGACTAGTTCCAAACCAAATAATAGTTTCTAATACCGAAACGGGTGACGCTTACAATGCTATTGTAAATGGTGAAACATGGAAAGAAAGCTAACAGATGTCTATAAGAAAAATGCTGTTGCTTATCTAACTGGAAAACGTAGAGCGTTAAACGAGGGCGGTACTTCTTCCAGTAAGACTATTTCTATTATTCAGTTATTAATTGACATAGCATCTAACTACAAAGGCGATAAGCCATTATTAATAAGCATTGTGTCGGAAACCGTTCCACATCTAAAACGAGGTTGTATTCGTGATTTTATTAATATCATGGGTAACGACTTTGATCAGAACAAATATAATCGTTCCGATAATATCTACCATTTCGATAATGCTAATATAGAGTTCTTTTCAGCCGATAACGCTTCTCGTTTACGAGGTGCAAGACGTGACATTCTCTATATTAACGAATGCAACAACGTTTCATTAGAAGCATTTCGAGAACTTGATATCCGAACTAATAAATTTACCTTTTTAGACTGGAACCCAGTTAGCGAATTCTGGGCACATACCGAATTAATGGGTAAACCCGAAAATGAATATATTCACTCCACATATCAAGACGCACGCTGGGTGCTTCCAGAAGCTGTTGTAAAAAACATTGAGTCTAACAGAAACGACGTTAACTGGTGGAACGTTTACGGACTCGGTCTAGTCGGTAAAGTTGAGGGACTAGTTTATCCTACGTTTGAATTGGTAGATAAATTGCCCGAAGCATACAGCGACCGCTTCTTTGGTCTTGATTTTGGTTATACCGACCCAACTGCATTAGTAGAATGTCGCTTTGGTCTTGATGGTGGCTTGTATTGTAAAGAATTGATATACCAGCCACGAATGACAATAACCGATATATTAGCTCGTTTTGAGGAATTAGATATTAAGAAAATAGATGACACTATATATGCGGATAGTGCTTCACCTGAACAGATAGAAGAGTTAAATCGAAATGGCTATGACGTTAAAGGCTGTCCCAAAGGTGCGGATTCCGTAGAATTCGGACATCAGAAAGTCAGAACCTACAAGCAGTTCTGGACTACTGACAGCACCTGCTGTATTAAAGAACAGCGTAATTTCCGATATATTCCAGACGTTAACGGAAACCTTACCAATAAAACCGAACATGCCTTTTCTCATGGCATGGACGCTCGACGTTATGCAGTTGTTGGTAGAACGTCAAATCTTAACCCATTCGAATTGATCAATAAGCTCGCTAACAATTAAGGAGTCACATAATAATGAGTGATTATAAAGAATACCAACTAAACAAAGTCGAAGTTCCAACATCTGCAAGATTATGGCTTCCATCAAGTGTTCAATGGGGACCAGGACAACCATTAAAACCATCTAACCCAGACGAAACACCCAGACGATACGATTATCAGCCTGGCAGAAACTTATTTGTTAATCACCGCGAAGGAAAGCATGTTACATATTCCCAGATGCGCGAATTAGCCAATACATACGGAATTCTACGAACGGTTATTGAACAGCGTAAGGATGAAATCCGAGGTCTTGATTGGGCAATTGGTGTCCGAGAAGATTACCAAGACAAAGGCGATTATAAAGACGAAGTACGAAAGGCACAGAAGTTCTTTGAACGCCCTGATTTAGAACACACTTTCGATCAATGGCTCGGTATGCTGTTAGAAGACTTATTCGTAACCGATACCGCTTGCTTATTTAAAGAGAGAAATCTCGCTGGTGATTTCCGTTCTTTACAGGTAATGGACGGAACTACAATTACTTGTTTAGTTGATGACAGCGGACGTATTCCCGACCCACCAATAATGGCATACGAACAGCGAATTGCCGGCTTGCCACGAACTGCATTTAGTAAACCATGCAGGAATGCCATCAACGACCAATACGAGTTATATTATCGACCATACAATACAACATCTAATGATGTTTACGGGTTCAGCCATGTGGAAAGTATTCTTTATGCAATCAATATCGCATTAAGAAAAGACATCATGTCACTCAACCACTTTACCGAAGGCAACATACCCAGAGGTTTTATCCAACTAACAGAAGAAGCGACAAAGTTATTCACCGATGCCGACCAAGTAAAACGATTACAGAATAGTATCGATACATTACTTTCAGGAAACCCAGCACAGCAATCTAAAATAACATTGGTTCCTGGCGTAAGCGGTGTTCAGATGCTCGATAATAAAGTCGACTTTGACGGAACGTTTGAGGAATGGCTTGCTCGCATTGTATGTGCTAGATTTGGTGTTTCACCAGCTCCATATTCAAAGATGATGAACCGAGCAACTGCACAGACGCAGGAAGAAGCTCGACAAGAATATTCATTAATTCCTATGACACAGCATTTCAAAGCGTGGTTTGATGAAATACTCGACCGCGATATGAATATGCCTTACTTGGAGTTTGTTTGGGATAAAGGCGCAAATTACGACTCTGCAAAAGCAAGCTCCGATTTAGAAATGCTTCACAATGGCGTTATTACAATCAACGATATTAGAGCTAAACAAGGCTTAAAGCCATTAGATAACGAAGCTGGAAGAAAAAATTTAATTTGGACAGGTGCGGGTGTCTATGACCTAGACAGTCTGCTTGAAAATAGTGGCAATGAATACAATTACCCTAGCGCGAGTTCTGATACGTCTCCTTTTAGTACAAATGATAGTTCCCACTCCTTTATAAACAGCAATAACGAAGCAACCACTGACAAGCGGGACACCTTTATCCTGTCGCCAAAAGCAATTCAAGAACTCGCACAATGGAAGCGTTTTGAACTATCCCACCTTAACCGACCAACAACGAGAAAGTTTGAAACAAAGTATTTATCCGAAGATATCAAAAACTCCGTTAGATTTGCGTTACAGAACGTTAAAACAGCGGAAGAAATCAAAAGTGTATTTAACCCTTTGATTATGAAACAACCAAAACCACGAACCGAGCTAGACGGAGTAATTGATAGATTTGCTAATGAGTTACAGAAAGAAATCGACGACTTCGTTTCAAATATCAAACAAGAAGAAGCATAAATGATTAATTGGTCTGAATTAGTAGAAAATATATGCACAATCGCGGATAGACATTTACCTAATGCCTATTATATCGGTATGCAACAAGCATTAAAGGAAATGCGAATCACTCATAAATGGGACGAGAAAGACCAAGTTAACGTTAATGAGTTATTAGAACAATTCCGCATTGAAGTGCTTAATAAAGTCGGTGCTATTTCCATGCTTCCAAAAGAACAGATTATCCCAGCATTGAAGCAGTTTAGTAGACACGCTACTTCATGGGCGTGGACTAGTTCACCAGCTATGGCTCTTGGTAAACTTCGAGTCGTTGAATTAGTTAATGCATTAAAACAAGAACAACGACTGCAACTTGCTAACTCTATTGAACAATCAACTGGTAATCAATTGATCAATGGCGACTTTAACTTAACCAATGATGCTAAACCAACCCACGACCCAGATAATGAACCCATTGGTTTAATTTGGTATACAGAACATGACGACAAGGTTTGTTCTAAATGCGACTTTTTAAATGGCAGATGGTTTGCTGGAAATATGGCATATCAATTGGCTAGTTCTATTCACCCAAATTGCAGATGCTCCGCAAACTTCCATTTAGGATATCCATCAGACGCACCTGTTGGACCAATCGGCGATTATAACGCTAATTCAACAATAGACGATATTTTCTCACAGATTGGTGGCGGTTTAAGAGCTAATGCTCGCAGATTAAACAATGCTTCTAACGTTCTGGCTCAAGAACGAAACATTAACACGAGGAGTTAATCAATGGCACGACCAATTAAAATTGAACCCTTTTCAAAGAATATTGATTTAAACGAATTTGCAGATAGTGACGGAATCATAGAGGGGTTAGGTATTCCTTATGGCGGTAGATTAACCAACGACAAAGGAATGTCCTGCGACTTTGACGGAGAGTATTTTGACGCAAAAACTAACTTTAAATCTGATATATATGATGGTGAAAAACTGATCAAAACAATGCCCGTTTTATATCATCATGGACTGGACGAAACATTAGGTAAATCAGTTATTGGATACGTTACCGAAATCAAAGAAACTGACAAAGGTAAATGGTTCAAATTACAGCTCGATAAAGCCCATGAATATTACAAATATTTGTTATATCTCGCTAAATGTGGTGCTTTAAGCCTTTCAACTGGCGCAAAGAAAGCAACCAAAGACGCTAGCGGACATATAAAAACGTGGGAACTTGAAGAAATCTCAATTACTCCAAGTGCCTGCAACCCAATGGCTCAAATAGCCACAAAATCATTAAAGGCGTTAGACATGGAAGCTAACGTAATTAAAGGAGTTAACTCAAACCCAATGGAAGAAGAAAAAGTCGAAGTTACTACCGAAGAGGTAGAACAAGCAGTCGCAGAAGCTGTTACTGAAGCAGTTACTGAAGTTGTCGAGGAAATCGTCAACCCAGAACTAGCAGAAGAACAGACAGAAGCAGACGAACCAACCGAAGTTGAAAAACCAACCGAAGAAGAAGTAGTCGAAGACAAAGCATGCGAAAAAGAATGTGACGAGGAAGTAGTAATTAATGAAGAAAAAGAAGTCGTCGAAGAAGAAAAAGCATGCGGTGATTGCGAAGCAAAAGAATGTGAAAAACCAGAAGAAGAAAAAGCCTGTGGCAAAAAAGCTGATGGTTTAGACGTTCTTAAAGAAATTGCTTCAATTCTTAATAACTACTTATCTAACGAAGTTTTACCAATGGACGTTGAAAACCCTGATGTTACAGAAGAAGCAACTGAATCAATTGTTGAAGAAGCCGAAGTTGTAACTGACGAACCCAAAGAAGAAGTCGTTGAAGAGGTTATTGATCAAGAAGAAAAGGCAGACGAAATCGTCGACGATAAAGAAGAAATTATCGAGGACGTTAACAACGAAGCCGAAACAAAAGAAAATGAAATCAACGACATTAAAGAAGAACTTAAACTCGAAGCAGAAAAGAAATCAATGGAACTTACAAAAGCCATTGAAACCCTTACTGCCGAGAATGAAGCTCTTAAAGCAAAAGTTGAGGAATATAAATCTATGTCAGCTGGTTGTCCAACTTTACGCCGAGTTGCTAACCCTAGATTAGGAACAACGGGAGAGGAAACAGAAAGCGAACTCGAAGACTTATTGAAATCAACATCATTATCCAACCCAGCCAAGCAGGAACTTTCAAACGTTATCGCCTTAAATGGCATACAGAAAGCCATGCAGAATAAACCACGATATTTTTATAATTAGGAGATAAATTAAAATGACTAAAAAAGAAGATATGGTCCAGCTCGGTATCGATACCGAAGAAACCCTTAACCTTGCTAAATCAATCACCACTTCTGATAACCTTTATGGTTACAATCTCGAAGACGTCGCAAAGAAACTCTATTTCGTAGAAGATACTGTCGCTTCACGAACTCCACGAACCCTTAACACCAAAGGTGGCAACGCTTGCCATTGGAAAGCTATCACTGGTATTAACACCACTGGTATTACTCCTGGCGTTTCCGAAGGTAATGTAAACTCCGCTCTTACCATTTCAACTGAAGAAAAATACGCAACCTATAAAACCCTTAACATGTACCAGACTTATAGCGATGAAGCTGTAATCTATGGTCGAAACTTTGCCGATATCCCAGCCACTGGTATGCTTACTACCTTGCAGGCATTAAAACAGGCAGAAGACCTTGTTATGATTGGTGGTAATATTACCGCTCTTGGTAAACCATCATCAGTAACCGCTACCGAAGACAACACAGCCACTTCAATTTCAGCTGGTAGTTATGTTGTTAAAGTTTCAGCTGTTAACATCTTTGGTTGGCAGTATGGTGCAGAAGGTCAGGTATCATCAACTGATGCAGATGGCGAAACTGACGCAAAAGGTGCAACCAGCCTTTCATTAAATGCTAACAAAGCTATCAAAGCCACTTGGGCAGAAGTCAAAGGCGCTTGCGGTTATAACGTCTATGTTAACGACCACTTCCAGTTCTTTACTCCTGTAAACACCGCTCTTATTACCGAAGTTGGCATTGATGGCAACGCTCCTAACACCGCCGACCAGACCGCTAATGCAAATATCTTTGATGGTATTCTTGCACAGCTTTCAGCCACTGGTTCAGGTGCTTATTGGAATTCACTCGCTGGTGCTACCCTTACTTCAAACAACGCTGGCGGTATTAAAGAAATCGAAGCCATGCTCAAATCAATCTACAAGAAACACAAGACTTCACCAACCTACATGCTTGTTTCACCAGACTTATTACAGGAAATTACCACTCTAGCAGTAGGTAATGCCGGCACTAACCCAACCCGAATCACTATTTCAGCAGATGGAAAGAACGCTTTCACCGCTGGTTCAGCTGTAACCGCTTATTGGAACCCATTAACCCAGCAGAACATCGAAATCATCTCAACTGTCCATTGCCCAGAAGGTATGATTATCGCTGTTGGTGAAAATGTTCCTTATCCACAGAGCGAAGTCGCAAACAACATTGTTATGGACGTAAATGAAGAATACAAAGGTGAACTTTTAGCCCGAACCAAACGAGAAACTCCTGTTTCCGTAACCGTCAACGAAGCATTAAAAGTTTACTTACCAGGTGCCTGTGGCGTTATTACCAACGTAGCCTAACTTTCAATAAACAAATAGAGCGGGATAGCACCACGTCCCGCTCTACAATCGAAAATTAGGAGAGATTAAATGAGTTTTAAACGAATACTAAAAATATACCCAGATGGCGTTTGTAGTAACGATACATTCGAAACGGGCGATATTGTAGTTAAAAATGGCAATGCTAAATTCAGTGGTCTTTCGATCAATGCAGAAACTGCCGATTTAGCACAGGAAGCTATTCTTTCTAAAAAGATTAACCGAATTGGTGCTGGTGAATATGCAACTGCAACAGATAGTGCTTTAACCTTTACTGCACAGGAAATCGGTACTGCTGGAAATGGTATTACTTGCACCATTACCGCAGATACAACTGCCGAATCAATTAGTGTTAGTGTTTCCAAGAAAGCCATTAGCGTTACTTGCCCCGCTACCGCAGACGCCATTACTTCAACTCCTGCACAGGTTGTTGAAGCTATCAATGGTAATTATCGAGCTGTTAAACTCGTAGAAGTTACCGCTGGCGCCGGTTCCGTTACTGCAAAAACTTATACACTCGCTGGCGGTTCAGACGTTCCCGCTGGTGTAGATGGCGAACTTCGTTTCGATAACGACCGCTTATATATTTACGTCTCTGATACTTGGAAGAGTATCGCAATTATTTAGAAAGGAGTAAATGATGGCAACAGCTGGACAATTACAATTTACTTATGCCATGAAAGCACACCTTTTGAAAGGTGAGTTAGATTTAGACGGAAGCAACCAAGCAAAACTTGCTATTGTTACTTCTAGCTCTAATATTTCCGCTTCCAGCGATTTATGGTCTAACGTTACAGGTGAAATATCCGATAGTGGTTATACCACTGGCGGTATGAATACTACCTTATCCGTTGGTTCTGCTGGTACAAGCGTTCCAATTACTATGACTTCTGTATCTGTTACTGCAATTGATGGCTTCGTGGCACGATATGCAGTTTTATATCAAAACGTTTCAGGTCAAAACTATGTAATCGGTTATGCAACACTTAATAGCGCTGGAACAGACGTGACTGTCGGTTCTGGCACGACTCTTAATATTTCATGTGCTGGTAACTTGATTACCCTTTCATAAAACAAAATTGCTATAAGGGAGTTAATAGCTCCCTTTTTAGCATAAAGGACAATGCGAATGAATACAGATAATATCGGTGATGGTTGTTTTAAGTGTATGTCTTGTTTAGATTGCACAGAAGAAGTCTGCGTTCTTGATCAAGACGATTCCATTGAATTACAGCTTCCAAAAGAAACTTATCATAAATGGAATGAATTACAGGATAGCTTGTTAAAAGATTGTATGAACTTAACCGATAGACAACTAGCCTGGATATTTGACGTATCTAAAAACGCTATTGTCTGTCGTAGACATAAATTAGGGCTATCAAAGGAAAAGAAATGTTAGGTTATTTTACGACAAATAATTTAATTGAAAATAATATTATTGCTGGAAGTATTCCATTCAGAAATGGCACGTTTAAAGCTATTTTATTAAATAGTTCTGCTCCTGTCGGTACTTCCAGCACCTATTCAAATGTAAGCTCTTATCAACCAAGTGGTAGTGGTTATACATCAAGCACAATTGAAGTATCTATTACAGGTGGTGATAACCAAGTTATCAATCTCGGTACTGCGTCATTTACTGCTAGTGGTGGTAGCATTACTGCTCGATATATCGCTTACTACGAAAACGCTACGGGTAATCTCTGTGGTTATTGTTTATTGGATAGCACGAATGTAGATGTAACAATTACTGACGGAAACACGTTGAACGTTCAAGATGTAAATGGTGCTATTATTCTCGCTGATACTTATGTTCATAGTGTTAATAGTTCATATGGTGATGTGACAATAACAGCTAGTGGTCTTGGCGCAGAAGTTACTACAAATAAAGTAACTTCTTTCCAATCAACTACAGATAATACTCATTACCCAAGTGAAAAATT